AACGGCTACAACGGTAGAAGACGGCCCCAGAAAGGCTGTTATCTACTGTACTAACACAAGCGACGGAACCGGTGAAGCTGCGGTTGTTAAAGTAGACGTGTCTGCGCTCGCGTCCCTGCAAGACGGGACGGCCTGCACCGGGGTTCGTATTGAGAAGATCACGTTCACCAATGTCGGGATGGGGGTCAAACTTCTCTGGGACGCTTCCACCGACGTTATTGCGGCGGAACTTCCGGCGGATTACTCAGACACCCTAGACTATTCTGACATGAGCGGTCTTCCCAATGCTGCTGCCTCTGGTGGTAAGACGGGAGACATTCAACTTACAACAGTGGGACACAGCAGTGGGGACACGTATTCAATCGTGCTCTACTGTTTGAAACAGTACTGAGGTAGGACAGAGAAATGGCGGAGAACCTGGGGCGCAAGAATGAGTTGGAGATCATTGAGCTTCGTGGAGACCTCAAGCTGTTGAATCAGAAGCTGGACACCATAAAAACCAACGACCTGTACCATATACAGAAGTCGTTGGACGGGTCCCAGAGGGTCATGTGGGCCGTGGGGCTAATGGTTTTAGGACAATTAGGGGTTGCGATAAAGAGCGCCCTTTGGGGCTAACATGAAAGGTTTCTCATACTATGGCGGTTTCCGGGTCTAAGGATTTTGAGCCTAATGTGGCGGACTACGTCGAGGAAGCCTTTGAGCGTTGTGGTCTTGAGTTCCGCACTGGGTACGATGCCGTAACTGCTCGCCGGTCCATGAATTTCCTGTTTGCAGATTGGGCCAATCGCGGCCTAAACCGCTGGACCATGGAGCAAGTCAGCCAGACCGTTGCTTCTGGTATTTCGTCATATCCCGTAGGAACCATAACAGCCACTGTTGGGTCTTCCGCAAGCTTGACCATCGGGGAGACGATAACAGGTGGAACCAGCGCCGTAACAGCATCCATCATAACAAAGCCGAGCGCCACAACGCTAACTCTGACAGTGCCTTCTGGTACGTTCACGTCCGGGGAGACGATAACAGGTGGAACCAGTTTGGCTAGCACCACGATCAGTGCAAGTCCCAGCCTTACCGATGTTCAGGCGACCATTGATATATTGTCCGCCGTGGTACGACGTAGTGGCTCCGATATATCGGTCAGTCGAATTAGTCGAGACGAATATTTGAATATTCCGACCAAGTCTAGTACGGGCAGGCCTACTCAGTTCTATGTAGACAGAAAGATAACGCCCCTTGTTAAGGTGTGGCCCACCCCAGAGAACAGCACCGATGTCCTGATATATGACCGCCTTGTTCGTATTGATGACGCCGACGCTTCTGGGAACACTTTAGAAGTTCCGTTCAGATTCTACCCATGCCTTGCGGCGGGCCTTGCGTATTATATTTCTATGAAACGAGCGCCGGATAGGATGCAGCAATTAAAAGCTGTCTATGAGGAAGAATTTCTTAGAGCCGCCGAGGAAGACAGAGACAGAGCCAGCTTTAACATTGTCCCTTCCTATGGTTACATGAGTTCTCTGTCATAATGGCCCGCTTCGCATCAAATAAAAACGCCTTGGGGATTTCAGACCGCTCGGGTGCCGCATATCGCTTAAAGAATATGCGTAAGGAATGGACGGGCATGCTTGTTGGTAAGGACGAGTGGGAGTCAAAGCACCCCCAGTTGATGGTTGTAAGCCATAAAGCAGACCCTCAAGCACTGCAAGATCCGCGACCAGATAGAACGGAACCTCCTGTGGAGGTCTTGCTTCCGTTCAATCCCTTTAGGTCCGCCACCCAAGGTTCTTCGGTTATTACTGCCACAGAACCTGGAAATGGTAGAAGCACGGGAGATGTGGTTCGTTTTCGATCTTGCGAAGCTTTTGACGGCTTCACAGAAGATACGCTAGAATATTCCAGCGGCTACTCCATAACCGTAGTGGATACGGATACTTATACCTTTTCGGTGAGCGGGGAGACCGCTTCCACGGGTTTTGTCCAAGGGGGCGGCGGAACGGCTTCCTCTGGGCCTGTAACGGTGAGTGCATAAAATGGCTTTTACTTTCACTACCTTGAAGACAGCTATACAGGACTACACCGATAATACGGAGAGTACCTTTGTTAGCCAGTTAAGCCGATTCATCCTCAATGCGGAAGAACGCATTCTAAAAGAGTGCCAGCTAGACGTTTTCAGAAAGTCCTCGCAGGGCACGGCGTCTTCCGGTAATGCCTATCTTGCAAAACCGAGTGATTTTCTGGCGCAGAACTCATTGAGCGTCACCAACGGGTCCAGCAAAGAGTTCCTGCTGTATAAACAAGCCACCTTGTTGCAGGACTACACGCCCAACCCCGCAACCACGGGGGTTCCAAAGTATTACGCAGACTGGGACGAAGCCACTTTCTTGTTGGCTCCCACCCCGGATTCCAGCTACACAATGGAGCTTCATTATTTATATCGACCCGTCTCTATAACAGCGTCTGGCGATGGAACTAGTTGGTTGGGCACAAACGCTGAACTTTGTCTTTTGTACGGAAGCCTCGTGGAAGCCTATACCTTTATGAAGGGTGAGCCGGATCTCTTAAAACAATATACGGACAGGTTTGTAGAATCTCTTGAGTGGCTGAAGAACTTAGGCGAGGGTAGGCAGACACGGGATGAGTATCGTTATGATCGAGTTAGGCGGGAACTTCAGTAATGGCTGGAAGTCTGGCAACAAGCGAAATGGGCAATGCCTTAGTTTTTACGTCCAATAATGGAGGCCATTCACCGGAACAGATCGCTGAAATGGCTTTAAACAAGATAATGGTCGTCTCGGACACAGCGCCGCCGGTCATACGGGACCAAGCATTCGCTCATAGAGAACGCCTTAAAGAAGTGTTAGTGTTTTATATGAAGAAGATGGCACAAAGTGAGAGAACTACAATCTGGGCTTTAATGAAGCAACAGGGCCATGACGACATGGCCGAGATCATAAGGAGACTGTAATGGCTATTGGAACCTCCGCGATCTGCGGGTCGTACAAAAAAGAAATTAATGCCGGTATCCATTTCTGGACCACTCATTCTCGGGGTGACGGAACTTCTATTGCTGCTGACACCTTCAAGTTTGCTATGTACACGAACTCCTCGGCCTTTGATGCGGACACAACGGGATACGTCGCCACCGCTGAAGTAAGTGGCACCAATTACACTGCGGGCGGGGCGTCTCTAGCCAGTGCAACGATAGGACTTGGGGACAACAGCAGTTCTGTTCCCACGGCGTTTATTGACATGGCTGACGTTACTTTTAGCAATGCCACCATCACCAACGCTCGCGGCGCGTTGATATACAACTCTACCTTAGCTAACGCAGGAACCGCAGGAGACACCACCCACGCGGCCAAACCCTCTGTTTGCGTGATTAATTTTGGGGGGGATTCCTCATCGAGTGCTGGGGATTTCACGGTTACGATGCCTACCAACGACGCTAACAGCGCACTGATACGGATTGCGTAATGGCCCTGATTACCGGCTGGGGTAGAGGGACTTGGAACGAGGGGGCTTGGAATAGTCCTCTTTCCGTTGCGCTAACGGGTGTTTCGGCAGCCACCGCAGCGGGTAGTGTAGAAGTTAAGATAGACGTTCCGCTAACGGGTGTTTCGGCAGCCACCGCAGCGGGTAGTGTAGAAGTTAAGATAGAGGTTCCGGCAGTTGGTGTTTCGGCAGCCACTGCGACGGGCAGTTTAACGGTTACGGGCGACGCCAACCTCACTCTTACGGGTGTTTCGGCGGCCACCGCGACGGGCAGTGTCGAAGTTAAGATAGGGGTTCCTCTTACGGGTGTTTCGGCGGCCACCGCCGTAGGAACAGTACTGATTTGGCAAGAAATCGTCCCCGGACAGGACGCAGAGTGGAACCCAATAACTTACACGCAGTCGCCAAACTGGACTAAGATAGCAGCATAGGAAACAATCATGGCTTCAACATACACAACAGGTTTTGGCATTGAGAAGATCGGTACGGGCGAACAGGCCGGTGCTTGGGGCACGACTACGAACCACAATGCCGATATTCTGGACAGAATAGCTTCCTATAAGGCGGTGGCTCTTTCCGGGACAACGCACACTCTTACTGTTCGAGAAGCCTCGCCGGGCTCCGGAACCGAGAACCTTCAGGATGGCATGTACCGTGTGATTAAGTTCACGGGCGCTCTTGGCGGCAACAATACGGTCACGATAGCGCCGAACACGTCACCGGCATACTTCATTATTGAGAATGCGACTACGGATTCTGGCTCAAGCGGTCCTTACTCGGTAATCCTGACGCAGGGTTCCGGGGCAAACGTTACGGTCCAGAACGGGAAAAACGCGATCATCTACTGTGACGGCGCGGGTTCCGGGGCGGTTGTTTATAATGCGCTAGCGGACATTCAGGTGGGAACCCTGGAGGTTACGGGGGTCGCAGCTATTGATGGGGCTTTAACGGCTGCGGCTATAACTGCGACAACGCTCACCACCAGCGGTATTGCCTCTATTGACGACGCCACCGACACAACGTCAGGCACTACTGGCTCGATTCACACGGACGGCGGTCTTGGAGTAGCAAAGAATTTGTTTGTTGCAACGAACGCAACGGTGTCGGGCACCACTCTTATGACGGGTGTCGCAACCCACGGAGACGATGTAGTTTCCGATACCGACAGTACAGACGATTTAGGCACCACAAGCGTTAGATGGGCCAACTTATTTGTCGATGCCATTACGGCAACTGACCAGATTACCGCCACGGGCTTCACCGGCACTCTGGACGGTATCCTTGGCTCTGGCACCCCTGCTGCGGCGACTGTGACGCAACTTACGTCTGGTGGTGTGATTGTTTCAGATACCGACAGCACCGATGATTTAGGTACTACCGGGGTGCGGTGGCGCGCCTTATATGTCGATGCAATTACTGCAACCGATCAAATAACAGCTACCGGCTTTACTGGAACCTTGGACGGAATACTTGGCTCTGGCACCCCTGCTGCGGCTACTGTGACGACCATCGCCGCGACGACATTCGGCACCAGCAGTCAGAACGCCTACGGCGCTCGCACCGTGTCCACCTCCGGGCCATCCGGCGGAGCGGACGGCGACATATGGTATAAGTATTAGGAGGATATATTATGCCATCCTACATAAAAAGCGGCGGCGTCTGGCGCGAAACCTCTGAAATCCATGCCAAAACTGGTGGCGTCTGGCGCGACTGCACCGAAGTCCATGTCAAATCCGGTGGCGCTTGGCGTAAGGTTTTCCAAAGTGCCATTGTTGTCAGCCTCGGCGCGGACCAGACCAACTACAACCTTCACACTGCGGCGGTAGCGGCTGGGTATGATGGATCGTCTGCCTCTCTAATTTACCTCAACCTGAACTCCTACAAGATTTTATCCAATGCGACCGGCACCTACGCTCTAACCTTTGGGTCTATCCCGTCCACCTGCACTGTCTATCTGGACACGGGTACGGGCGGCATTTACGCCGCTGGTGGCAACGCTGGCGCTGGTGGGGCTATCAGCAGCGCGGCCTCGTCGGCTGGTGCTGCGGGGAGCGCCGCTGGTAGTGCTATGAATATCACCTGCCCCTCCACAATCGTCAACGCCAACGGCTTCATATTCGGCGGTGGCGGCGGCGGTGGCGGCGGCGGCAGTGGATACGCAGTGTCCGCAGGGTCCAAGGATAACGACGTATCGGCTAGGGCCGGGGGGTCCGGTGGCGGCGGCGGTGCCGGGAACAGTAACCCCGGCGATGCTGGCGGCGGTGGGGCTGCTTCTGGTGCTACTGGCAATATTGCTGGCAACGCTGGTGCCGCTGGCTCTACATCGAGTTATGGTGCAGGTGGCGGTGCAGCGTCGGTAGTTGCGAACAACGATGGTGGGACTTGCAATGCCACCGGCGGTGCCGGTGGGCGTGGCGGAGCGTTTGGTGAAGCTGGCGTTGCCGGTTCTTCGGCAAGTGTAACGCCGCGTAACGGCGGAGCATCAAGTGCCGGTGCTGGGGGCGCTGGCGGTGCGGCGGGTAAAGCGATCAATCTAAATGGTCACGCTGTCACTTGGACAAGCGGTAATGATGGCACACATGTAAAGGGAGCCGTATCCTAATGAAGACGCTTATCCTCTTCTCAGGCGGCATTGACAGCACTTACATCTTAAACAAGATGCTCTCCACCACGGCAGACGAGATCACGGCCTTCCGTGTTTCGTTCCCGGCGGGTTATGGAAACCGCAAGGGCTGGCACTGGCATGAAGGTGCGTTGCAAAGCGAAAGCATTGCTGCTCAGTCCATCGCTGACGAACTCCAAACCACCCGGCCCTTCACCTATGTAAATGTTACGGTCACAGATGAACAAGCCGATACTCGTCTCAGCCGGGGCCACGTTGCGGTAGAGCAAGGCGCGGCGTTTGCCCTTGCCAACGGCTTTGACCGGGTATTCTTGGGCCGCGAACCGCATCATATTCTTCCAGATGGTGGAGAAAAGCACTGGCAATCACGCCTTACCCTTCACAACACTGTTGCCCCGGCGATCCCTTTGGAGACACCTTTGCTCGATTGGATGGAGGGTACGCCCCATGCTTACGCCACGCTATCGCAAAGCCTTTTATCTAAGGTGGCAACGTGCCGCCAGCCAACCATCGTTGAGGGGGCCGTGATCCGGTGTGACGATTTCACAGTGACCGGCCCCTGCTACCAAGGCTGTTTCAACCGCAACCTTGTTGAAGGTTTCTTGGCGGCTGGCGCAACGCCTGACGCTATTCTCGACACCCGGTTACGCAAACTCGGAATAGGTGCGTATGAAGGTGTGATCGCACCGGACCCCGATTACAGGAAGGGAAAATAATGCCCACTTACGCAATCACCACAGACGACAAGACAGCAGTTAAGAAGGTGTTTAACCAAGCGGATGTACTGACCCAAGAGCAGATGGATGGCATGAACGCCGTACTGTTTGAAACTGTTGAACCAGTTTACAATCCGGCCACCGAAAAACTTGCCCCCAATA